GATATCTTTTTCAATTGCTTTCTCATCACCATGAGTCAACAATTTAAATACCAATTTATTTTTACCCACTGGTGTGGTGAACTCAAATTCATTTTTGTTGTTAAATCCAGATAAATCAATTTGTTTAGTTTTAACCTTACCTAAATGAATAACAGCTTCAATTTCTTCACCCAATTTAGTAGAATAAAATCTCATAGGATATTCAGGACCATACCCCAATACTCTGGTTGCAAGGATGATTGCGTTCTTATCACCAATAGTGATATCATCAATGTTTACCTTGTCCACAATAATAGATTCAAACAATTTATCCAATACTACTCCCTTTTTAATGAGGTTTTGTGAAGATAAAATATCCTCTTCCTTTGCTGTCATATATTTGAGTGTTACTCTACCAGAAGAAAGGGGATTATCGGAAGGATATACTTTTCCTCCAGATGGTAAATCAATAACTTCCGTTGGAAAATCGTAATGTGTTTCGCTCATAATTAACCTTTATTTGTTGTATATATAAGTATATCAAAACAAAAAAGTTATAAAATGAAAAAAGGTTCTCACTAAGAGAACCTTCTTCAAATATAATAATAGTGGATAGTTTATTAGAATTCCAAAATAGCGTAATCGTATGCTAATGTTAGTTCGATATCAGCAGGGTCATTAGATGAAAAATCTAAATCGTTGAAGTTAGCTGATGCAATAAATGCTCCTTTTAACTTCCATTGTTCGATTTTATCACCAACAGGTCCTAACATATAGAAATCAATATCTTTTTTGTAGAAATCTGCATATCCTTTTCTACCGGTTACAGATTCGTATCCCAATCTTACCCATTCCATAACCTGTTGTGCTCCAGAAGGAACAATTGGGTCATACAATGTGATTGTGATATCCTGCCACTCACCCTTACCTTGCAATTTGCGATAAGTGTTGATGTGGTCCAACTTCACAGTTTCGAAATTGATAGATGGTCTTGCCGCTGTTTTGATTAAGTATGATTGAATACCATCAATCTCCATAATATAGCGATTCTTCATCTTCGGTTCGAAGTTGGTGAAGAACATTTGGTTAAATTCTAATACTTCTGCCATGTTTTATTTTCCTTTTTATACTAATAAATATCAGTTATTCACTTTTTTATTTTATGCTGAGAACGATGCTCCAGTTGGTAAGATGTTGAAATCAATTACAATGAATTCAGCGGTCTTAGTTGGTTGTAGGAAAATCTGTCCAGCTAAAATGTTTCTATCAACCACATCAGGTGTGTTGTTAGTTTCATCCATAACTACTTTGAATGCGTATAAACCTTGTCTTTGTTGGATACCCTCTAAATAAGGTTGTACGGTGTTGATAAATCTACCTCTTGTCTGAGCGGTGTTTTGTTCGAACACTAAGTAACGAGATGTAGATGCTACAAACTTCTTAACAGTGATTAACAATCTTCTTACATTGATTCTATCCAATGCTGATGCCTTATCTTGCAATGTTTTCTGTCCGAATGCCACAATACCTTGTCCAGGGAATGCTGCGATTGGGTTTACTTTGTTTTCGTATAAAGTATCTCTTTCAGAGTGTGTTAATCTATTCAATACTGAAACTGCTCCTACGATACCACCTCTATTCAAACCAGCAGGTGCGAACCATTCAGCTGCAATAGCGTCATTTGCTGCGAATACAGCTGGCATCAATACTGATGGTGGTACTGAGATTAGTTTGTTAGTATTCGTATCTACTGTCTTAACCCAAGGGTAGTAAGAACCAACATAGTTAGAATCTACTGAATTTGCCTGAGTAGTCACCTGTGAGATTGTATCATTCACTGCTGTCAAGTCAGCGATGTAGAATGCATCTTGTCTAGCTTCTACCATATCAATCACATCAGTTACAACAGCTGGGTGTAATCTTCTTACAATACCAGGAGTTACTACCATATTGATATCCCACTCATCAGCGTTTGAGATTGCGTTCACAGCTTTAGCGTATGCCACCGAACCACTAGCAGTTGAATCGGTTAAATCAAATCCTTGTGAGTTACCAGCTGAGATTGAAGAACCTAATGCAACTTCTCTAGCAGGACTCATACCATCAAATCCACCTTGGAATGCTAAAGTGAATTGTCTCTTAACCATATCAGCGGTTGCTGAACCGGTCATTTCTAATGAAAGTTGAGAATCAAATCCAAATACAACATTCGAACCAACACCAGCATTATTAGGAATTGGTTTTAAGTAGTTTGAGTTATCCAACTTAACACCAGTAGTTTCAAAATCGAAACCAGCATATTGGTAAGGATTACCAGTTGTGTTAGAAGTTGAAGTTGTTTGGTAAACAACCGCTGGAACAATAGTTTCAGTAGTTGCTTTAATTGTATTAGTGTAAGCCCCATGTGCGAATGGTGCAGCTGATACAGGGTAAGAACCTTGTGCTCCAACCTCTACTCTAATGTATTTAGAGTTATTCAACCAATCACCATTTTCAGTAATCTTACCATTGTTATCAACAGTATAGTATCTATCACCAATTACTCTTGCAATATAGTTAGGTGATGATGGGTCTAAGTTTACATTATTAAATGTTTCTAATACTACCTTTCTCTTATCAGTGTCAGAGAATGAACGGATAGTTACACTAAATACCGAGTAATCAGTACCACCATCTTCACCCGCTGCTTTAACACCAGAGATAGAAACTTTGAATCTTGTGTTTTCTCCATTACCATGTCCTAAAGTGTGGAAACGGAATAGGTCATATCTTTCACCGGAGATAAGTTGTGATTTAACCCAAGGAGTTGTTGCTACACTAGCATCATATGCAAAGTCTTGTGTTGGAAGTGCTTCTGCTAATACAGCTTTACTTTCAGTTACATTTAAACTAATACCATCAACCGCATTTCTGAAGTATGAGTAAGTGTATGCATCTTTTGAACCTAAAGCAGATACACCAAATACATCAGTTACATCGTTGTTAGCAGATGCTAATAATGAAGCAGATACTTCACCAATACCACTACCACTTACTACAAATGAGCCAGATACAGTATCTGATGCAGTTACTGTAAAACCACTAAATCCAACTGATTCATCACCATTATTGGTTGAATGAAGAGTTGCAATTAATTTTACAGTACCATCAGAACCACTAGCCAATAAACCAATTGGTGCTGCTTGTTGGTAACCACCTACACCCGCTACTCTAACGATTGTAGCAGTTCCAGCTTCTCTTAAATAGTTCTGAACTGCGTACTCTGTATAGTAAGTACCATCAGGTGTACCAAATTTATCTTCGAACTCCGATTGAGTTCTAACTACTGTTGGAACAAACGCTGGTCCTTTTTTGAAAGGTCCTATAAACGCTGCTCCTATTTCTCCTACACCTTGTGCTAAGAATGAAAGGTCATTTTCTCTTGTGAACACACCAGGTGATACAATTCTTTCTGCCATATTATCTCCGTGTTATTAAGTAATCGATTTGTTTATTACTTATATAAATATAACCAAAATATTGAAACCAACAATTAACCTACTTAAACTTCAGGGGTAGGTGTTACATCAGCTGAACCTGTTGACCAAGGTAATAATGCTTCACTAACTTCAGTTTGCGGGTCATCGATTTCATCAATTTTCTTTTGGATTTGTTCAACTACATGGTCCCAATAACCGTCTACCACTACATTTTTAATCCATCCAAGAACTAGTTCTTCGGTTAATTCACCATATGCTGTGAATTCATCGGTTGATGATGGGTCAAAATCCAATGGAGTAGCTCCAACAAATTTACCCTCTGTACCTGTTGTTGATTCAGTACCTGTCAATTCCCATCTAACATGAAGAACAACATTTTCAATATCACCCACTGTCTTTTTAGTCATTTGGGTTACTTTCCAAGAATATGAAACTGCCATATTTTTCCTTTTTAATTTGTTTAATTAACTATAAATATATAATAGTTCCTCAAAAGAGAAACTAATTCTGATATAAATATCAAAATAGATTATGATATACTACCAGATGTTTCTACGAAACTAGCAGATACCATTGTCCACACATCTTGTACAAATTGAGATTCGCTAACAAATAAAGATTCTTCATTTGCAAATGTGTACAAAGTTTGAGTGTGATTACGATTAATCTCCTCACCATCCTCATAAAAAGAAACTCTTTTTACAACTTCAATGTGAGGTGTTTGAACATTGATATCTAATTTATTTAAAATTACTTCTTTTGTGATTGCCATCTTATCCTTTGTTTAATAATTGTTTCAACATTTCTTTCATTTCTGAAAGTTCTGACTTTAAGTATTCTATTTCTTCTTTTTGCTCATCAACGATTGCTTTTTGTTCGTTAATTGCGTTCACAAGAAGTGGTACAACTCTATCGTAGTTAATAGTTTTGTAATCATATCCCAATGATTGTGCTAAAGGAGCTGGGTGAACGATTTCAGGAAGTACCGATTCAACATCTTGTGCTGAAAGACCTACTTGAAGTTCATTACCCTTAAATCCGATTAAGTTAGCCTCCTTGTTGTTTCTATAATAGAAACCATTCAACTTACCAACTTTATCTAAAGCACTTTCGATATCACCTACTTTATCCTTCAATCTCATATCAGAGTAGTAAGCGATAACATCACCAGTTGCTCTTAAATCACCTTCAACATACCAACCCCAAGATTGTGCAGAACCCTTTCTTCCACCATTGTAGTATATACCATACCAATCGTTTCTATATCCTAAAGTGTGCCATTCGTTGTTAACATCATTGTAGATACCATTCGCAGAACTCATATCGTGCATAAACACAATACGCCCACCAATAGACCAACCTTCATATCCACCAACATCCGAACCATAAGTTGCAACAGTACCATACTGTCCACCTTCATCTCTTACCGCTCGTAAACCACAACCTCTATCTTGGAAGTATAAACCAGTAGAACCTTGAGGTCTGAACCAATCGTTAGCGTAAACAGTCCGTAACTGAGATGAACCATTCGGGTCAATACGATAACCAGTATCGTTTGAGTCGTACATTACAGTTGAGTAGAAATCGTATGAATACTCATTCAACCCATACATCGCAATTTTGTACCAAGGGCGTTTTGAACTCCAATAAGAAGTCCACCATGCACCACTAATAGGTCCACCAACTAACTGAACACCATATCCATAGTTGTATCCACCATTGAAGTGAGATGCTTGGAAACCTACCCAGTGAGATGTACCAGAAGGTTGGTTAGCTGGGTTAGACCATGTATCAATGAAACCAGAACCCTGGTCGAACATTGAGATAAGGTCGGTTGTTCCCCAACCATGTACACCAGTCCAATAACGAGAATCAGAAGTATAGTTCCATCTCTTATAGTTTGACCTACCAGTTAAACCAATAGCCGCTTTACCAAATGTTGTTAAGCCAATCCAGTTAGATTCCGAATTAGGATTCATATAGTATCCCGTATCATTTGAATCGTAGAAGATTGGTGCTCTTAACGAATCGCCAGCTTGTAGGTTGTAGTTAACATATACATTGTTTCCACCCAATGGGTCAGTTGCGTTGTTAACAGACATTACCTGCGTTGCCATATTGTAATCGTTGTAGAAACGCATACCATTATAAGATGCGTTTGCTCCAAACTTAATACCCGTATGGAATGCGATTCTTAAATCAGGGTACCGATAAGACCAGCTACCACCTTCTCTATAAATAGCGTATGCAGTACTTCTACCAGATGAGAAGTATAAACCATATTCGTGGTTAGCTGATACATCGTAATTATTTGCTAAATAGAACGAACCAACACTCCAGAATCTAGAAGTACTGTTAGGGTCCATATAGTAATAGGTATCATTATAATCATACCAAATTGGAGCACGAGATGAACCCAATGAGTAGCTGTTACCACCAGTATCAATCCACCATTTTGCTGGATAAGACCAACCTACACCAACACCATAGTGAGGGTTTTGATTATTATCATAGTATCCAATTGAGAATTCATTTGGGTTTCGGTTTGCGATACCCATATTCCATTTTCTATATCCACCAGAAGTAAGGTTACCCATCATAGATAACACAGCACCATGTGTAGTGTTACCATTATCAGCGTAAGCGTTGATGTATAAGTGTGGATAATATGGTGCGTTTACAACTAAACCATATCTATTTGAATCCGAATAAATCGATGTACTTCCATTAGTAGCAACGGTATCAGGACCAACCATCAATGTGTATCTACCAGTTGAACTTACAAATCTACCACTATGTAGTCTTGAGTTACCATTACCCTCTAAGTAGTAGTATGTATCATTTCTATCGTAGTAAATATCAGCCCGATGCTGTCCAAATGTGTAAACACCACTACTGAATGTTTCTAACTTAGCGGAATCATTGTATCTTAACTGAACATATGAGTTTCTATACATTAAGATAGCCCACTCATTTTCGTAATCGTTGTAGATACCAGCTGCGTTTGAGTGGTCATGCATAAACACCCAACCACCATTGATTGAGTAACCACCCCATCCACCTCTTGTAGAACGAGTTACTACCGTACCATAGTTACCATTCACAGTATCCCGTCCAACTCTGAATTCCTCAGTTCCATTATCGGTGTAGAAATAAGTACCGGTATCATTAGCGTGTCTAATTGCCCAGCTTCCACCCTGGTCTAAGAAACCAATCTCATTTGAACTGGTTGCGTATATGTAACCACGCATAGTATTACCAGAGGTAGTTAACTGAATTTCCATCTGGTTTGTATTACCAGAGTAAGCTCTCCATACACCAGATGAAGTTGAATACCAATGCGCCTGAGTTGCTTGGTTATATAAACCTTCACCAGCATTATCGTTTCTGAACCAGTTTCTAGCGTAGATTTCAGTACCTCTAATATCACCTAAGTTCGAATAACCATCTGGGTCTAAGTAATAACCAGTGTTATTGTAGTGATAATAGATTGGAGACCTCATTTGGGAAGCGTGATATACTAAATCACTACCAACTCTAAAGTATTCTGAACCACCCCGTAATGCTCTATATGCATATGAGTGAGAAGATGCCATTCTCATATCAATACCATACTCCAAGTTACCGGTAACAATCATTGCCCAGTCATTGTTGTTTGGTTTTTCAATCCATAAGATTGCATCATCACCAGAAGCTTGGTTATCAACCCCTCTAAGTTGTAAACCACTCATTCTTGAACGAGAACGAGGATTTACATAGTATGCGCTATCATTGGTATCATACATTAATTGTGAGTACAATACATCAGATGCATATACCCAACCATCAACTCTCAAGTTTAAGTTACCAACATCAGAACTCATTCTGAATTCACCAGCTCCACCAATTAAATCAATACCAGATTGAGAATCCCAATGGGTATTGGTTCTGAATCTCATTGTACCACCATTCTGATATGGCATTCTGATTTCAGATGAGAAATCACCAAAGTATGATGAGTTTGTATCATAATAAATCGGTGAGTACATTGCCGTACCAGAGTAAATTGCTCTGTTTGTTGCTAAACCATTGTATGAGTTAGGGTCAACTTCTGCAAAAGTAGATGAACCAGGGTTACCAGTACCACCATTTGTCAATGTCCAAC